AGTGCGATTGGCATTGCACACACTGCTGATGTGCAGGGGAATTTTTGCATTCTTGTTGGTGATCTAGGCGGCGGTGATACATTGACCGAAGGCAAGAACATGCTGGAAGGGCGCGAGGTCATTTATGATCCGCTGCAGGCAGGCGGGGTGCCGTCGCCAAATCAGGGTCCGGGTAATGATGAGCAGTGGGGTGCAAAAGTAGCCAGCATTCCTTTTGTCTCTAAGACGTTTCAAACGATGGGTGCCAAGTATGTGCCAAGTGTTGTGGTCCCTGAGATGCCATTTATGGGAAAAGATCTTCATGAAGGACGTGCAACGTCTGAAAGCAACTGGTTGCAGGAAGCTTACGTTACAGTTTATGGCACAGTTTATGGCTGGTTGAAGCCAAGCGGCGGCTTGTGGGAGAGAGGAAAGAAAGTAACTGTGAACTCTCCCATGCTTGTTATGAATGGAATTCCATTGATACTTAAGAGTGCGACGTTTAGTCAGGACAATCAAACTGGAACGCGCACGACACTTGAACTGGTCAACACCAAGGCTCTTGGGGAGGGCGTACCAACGCCACAACAATGACAATACGCACCACATTGACAGACGCTACGCGCAAGGCGCGCATGTCCACTGCGCGGGCTACAATACGCTCAGTCAGTGATGATCACTTGATGCAGCAGGTCAATCATGCTGACGTTTATCATAGTGAGACACCATCTGACTTTGAGCGCTGGCAGCATGTCGGTATGACTGCTGTACCAATTGACCAGCAGGAAGAAGAAGGAAACAAGTCGCAGCAGCCGCAACAGTCACAGTCTGATATTTCAGAAAATGGTGATTGGAATCATAATCAGCCAAAGGGACCAGCAGCAGAAGCTGTGATGCTTTATCTGGGTGGATCACGTTCGCATCCCGTAGCCATTGTTGATGATAGACGAGTACGTCCGTATGGGATGCAGCCGGGTGAAGGTGCGCATTATGCTCCGGATGGTAGCGAGCAGATGCAACTGTTCAAGGAGGATGGAGCCTATTTGATTTCACTTGATGGCCCATCAGTCAAGGATAAAGACAACAAGAAAACGCGCTTTGCCAGCCTGCGCCATGTCAACAAGACGATGCAGACGCACAAGATTGAAAAGAGCCAGAACGGTAGTGGTGGGTCTTCTGGCGGCGGTGCATCAGCGCAGCAATTGGATAGTTCTGGTGGTAGCGGCGGTGGCACCGGGCAGCAGCAGAAGTACAAACACGAAGGTGATAGCGTCAATACGGAAGTGCGCTGCACGGGAAGCCGCATTGAGTTTCGTGCTGGTGACACTGTCGTAGGCTATTATGACAAAGCCGCAGACACTTGGTTCTTCAAGGGAAAAATTGCAACGATGGAATTTGATAAACACTACACGACTGTGACGGACAGGTTTGAAGTTATTGGTACTGGTGATGCCAAGATCAAGCTTGGCCTTGATCAGAAGGATGAGGAGGATGTGAAAATAGTTCAGACTGTTGCTGGCCCTGCGAAAAAGACATACGCAAAGGTTTGACGATGGTCTTTACTCCGTGGCAAACGGCGCACGGCGATGCTGAGCCAGCCTTTTTGACTTGCGCTGATGTTGTGTCAATTTCTCCAAGTGATGATAGCATTGATACGAATGACGTTATCATTGAAGGTGCAGGAGAGATTATGTCATTTGGTGATAGTCCGCACCACGTTATCAAGCGCATTAAGTTTGTGCCGCTGGTGCTACGAACAGAAGATGACAAGGCCACGCCACCAAGCGCATCAATTAAATTAATCAATTCTACGCATCTTAATTTGCTAGGTAAGAAGGATCGCAGTATCGGTGACGTGTCATATGGAATGTATCTGTGTGATGGCAATAACCGATGGGATGAAGTGTATTTCGTCGCGCAAGGTTCGGCGCTGGTCAGCGAGCTTGAAGAGCGTGTGAGAGCTTTGGAAGATCAATGGCAACAATTCAAGAAGTAGCTCCTGCACCATGGCGCATGCGATTGCGTCCGGCTTCGTTTGCCGGTGTGGAATTCCATGTGGAGCAGCAAGGCAGGCAAGGCGGTAGGCGTGTTGTTCTCCACGAGTATCCCAAGCGTGATACCCCTTATGCTGAGGACATGGGTCGCGCTGCTTTCCGTTATCAGATGACGGGTTATATCATTGGTCCGTCTTACCATCTTGGCAAGCAGGCTTTGATGGAAGCACTTGATAGCAGCCAAGGCGGGACGTTAATGGATCCGTATCTGGCGGAGCCCATCAAATGTATCTGTGAGCGCTACAGTGTTTCCGAAACAAGAGAACGCGGTGGCTACTGTTCATTTGAAATGACGTTCGTGCAGCTTGGCTCCTCCGGCAATTCTCCGGAACAGGTCAACAGTAAGGATCAACTCCAAAGTGGAGCCAGCACTGCCGGAGCTGATGCAGCATCAAATTTAGACAGCTCCGCACCAGCTTCGTTCAATGATAGATTTGGGACTTGGCCAACTGGTCAAGCTGGAGGCATTGGTCACGCATGATTACGAAATCTGAACGCAGTGAAGGACTGGCAATTTCAACGCGACTGATGTCAGCGCTTGTCAGTTTTCCATTATCAGCAGCCGGTACAGCCGGAGCTGATCTACGCTCAGCCGTTGGTAAATTCCTGAGTAATTTTTTTGAATTGATCATCAATCTTTCTCTTGGGACTGAACTGTTTGCGTGTTTTGAGCAAGCTAGACTTGCCGGTGCTTCTGTTAATTCCATGAACACTGTGCGTGAAGCAATGCTGGCGGAAACACCTGTTAGCCCATTGGGCCTAGACATTGTCAATGCCGCAATTATTTTTTCATTCGTTGAACAATGTCAGGTGATTTCATCATTGACTTTTGGCAGTCGTATAGCAGCAGAAACAATGATGGATGAAATGTCTGTCATTATAGAAAATATTAAATTGAACAAAGCAGATTCATTCGTTTCCAATGACTACCAGAACTTCGTGGCTCTAGCAGCTCTGCTGATTCAGCACCTGTCTGCTACGGAACGCCAGCTCCCGAGAGTTGTCAATTACAGTTTCCCTGTCAGTTACCCCTCTTTGAATTTGGCCAATCGTATCTATGGTGATGGATCGCGCAGTGATGAATTGATTGCTGAAAATAAAACCGTTCACCCTGCATTCATGCAGCGTAATGTGATTGCGTTGAGTTCATAGCATGACTGATGTCCGCGTTATCAATGTCACTAATCTGGAAGGCATATGGGCGGACTGGCTGCTGAAGCCGAATGCGACGCTTGATGAAACTGAAGAGCTTGTCAATGTTGTCAAGGTGGCGCTTTTGACTTTTGCTTTAGCCGATGCCGATGACATTTTACCTGACCCAGACAGCACTGATCGTTGTGGCTGGTGGGGAGACTTGGACGCAGAAACAATCTGGGATGGCTGGCCCATCGGTGCAAAAATCTGGCTGCTGAGCCGTTCAAAGATAACACCTGCTGAAGCCAAGCAGGGGGCAACGCTTTCATTGGCCGAGCAATATTGTCGTGTTGCTTTGAGACCGTTGATTGACAAACGTGTCTGCAGCCATATAGACGTGATGGCGACACGCGCCAGTATTGAACGTATAAATGTATTGGTAAAAATATATAGAGGTCCGTTGCTGTTGATTGAACTGCGCTTTCAAAATCTATGGGATGGAGTCAGGACGTAACAATGCCGTGGACAACACCGACACTGCGTCAAGTTCGTGAAACAGTTCGCGGAGAAGTGACCACGAGCTTGGGTCGTGCGTCGTTTATCGGTAACAGTGTGTTGCGTGTCATGGCTGATGCCATGGCTGCAGTCTGTCATTTGACGCTGCGCTATCTTGACTGGCTGGCGCTGCAGTTTTTGCCGGACACGGCAGAGCATGAATGGCTTGATCGTCACGGCCAAATATGGCTGGTTAATGCTGATGGCAGCAAGGGACGTAAGGTCGGGACGTTTGCCGCTGGTAACGTATCCGTCTTTGGTGACGTTGGCACTATCCTGCCAGTTGGATCACGTTTGACCGGCAGTGATAACTGGCCATATGAAACAACCAAGCAAATATTTACCAATGGTGACATCAGCGTTCCTGTTCCTGTTCGTGCGTTGAATTCTGGGGCCGGTGGCAATAAAGCACTTGGTGATTTTCTAACCTTTGAAACCATCATTGGCGGAGTGCAAGATGAAGCACCTGTTATCTTAATTGATGGCGGCGTTGACGATGAGTCGGACAATGACTTGCGTCTGCGTGTTCTGCGGCGCATTCAGCA